TTTTGGTGCCAATGGTTCATAATCGTCAGAGTTAAGAATTCTCCAAGTAAAACTATAATCTAAATCTTTTATTCCAAATATTTCAGTTCCGGTATTTCCTTTAGTCTTTGTATTCATGATAAAAAAACCATGGCCATAGTATACTTCCCATGTTGTAATCCCGGTTGCCTTAATTAATTTTTTTGTTAGTTCTTTACGTTCTTTTAGCCTTAACTTAGCATCTTGGCTAGAAGTACTGTCATCGGCGAATTGAGATTCATTGATAAACTGTTCAAATAATTTAATGTGTTTCATAATGTTTATTTTCATTTTTTATAATCTATATATCTTTTATTTGTAAAAATAAAAAGGGCAGAGATAGTAGCGAACTTTTCTCTGCCCAAGCCGTTAACTATAACGGTCCTAAATGTGGTCCTGTTTCATACCACCGGATCTATATTATATATCTATTAACCGTCACAGCTTAAACAGTCGGGATCGGTTGCTCTTGATGCAATGTCTCCTCTTAAGACTGATTCAGTTCTCATATAGTAGAGTGTTTTAATTCCTTGGTCATATGCTTCAAGGTGGACTTGATTAATAAACTTAGGATCTGCAGTGTTTGGAAAGGCTAAATTTAATGAAACTGCCTGATCGACATATTGTTGTCTAACTCCAGCCTGTCGTACTAATTCCATTTGATTGATTTCTTTAAATGTTCTAAATACATCTTTCATTGGAATAAAGTCATCTTGGTTTGAAAGAGTGTTAAGTTCTTCTCTATGTACTGGCTTTCCTTTTTCACCGTCTATAACCTCTCCGTGTTTTACATAATATTCATCCATCCAATCTATTCCCTGTACGCTTCCTCCATCTTCTAAAATCTTATCCCATGTTTCTTTACTATTCTTACCAATCTTTTCTAGAGCCACTTCAAGAGTATTGTTCTTGCGAATAAATGTTCCCTTTGCGGTTTGTTCAGTAAATACGTTTGCCGCCCATGGTTCTATTCCTGGACTTACATTACCTGATAGTTTAGAGTTAGAAACTGTAGGTGCAACTGCTCTTAAGTGAGTGTTTCGCATTCCTGTTCCAACGCACCATAGTGGTTCTCCGTATTCTTTAGCCATATCACGGCTTGCCTTTTCGCTCTCAGTCTTTAATTCACTAAAAATCTTACGAGTTTCAAATTGTGCTGATAAACCTTCAAATGGAATGTTACGATCTTGTAAGTATGTGTGCCATCCTAAGACTCCAAGTCCTAGTGCTCTTCCCTTTTCTGCAGATCTAATACTATTCTCAAAACCTCGCATGTATTTTGCCTTTTGAATAAATTCTTCTAAGACTCCATCTAAGAACCAGGTTGCAGTGTAGATTAGATCAGTATCTTTCCACTCATCATATTTTGCCAAGTTTAGAGAACTTAAACAACATACGAATGAATGATTTTCGTCAGTATGTAATGCAATTTCAGAACAAATATTAGTCATGTAAACTTTAAGACCGTTCTGCTTATATGCTTCTGGGCTTGCATTGTTAACGTTACCCTTAAACATGATATATGGCTCTCCAGTTGCTCTACGTTTTCTAAGTACGGCTGCCCATCTTTTACGAGCCTCTTTGTCTCCCTGCTTAATCTTTTGCATAAAGCCATCAGGTACAACAACGCATTGGTGAAGGTTAAGAGATTGACGGTTTACATCACCTTTCGGCTCTCTAATTTCTAGCCATTCCCAAAAGTCTTTATGTTCAATATCCATATTTACAGATGCTGCTCCTCTACGAACTGAACCCTGGTTAGTTGCTAAAATAGTCGAATCAAAAATCTTACAGAATGGAACTACACCATCGCTTGTACCATTTCCTCTAATAGTAGCTCCTGCTGGTCTAATTTGATTAACACCAATTCCAACGCCACCTCCGTGCTTTGCAAGTAGCATCATCTCTAAGTTTTTACCGCCAATATCTGCAATCGAATCAGCGACATCAATCCCAAAACAGGAGATTGGAAGACCACGTTCTGTGCCAGTATTTGAAAGTACTGGAGAGGCTAAATTTAACCAGCCTTTCCAGATGTAGTCAAAGAATTTACTGGCCATCTCTGGTTTCTGTAGTCTCTTAGCTACGGTAGTAGCAACTCTCCAGTATGCGTCCTTTGGGGTTTCTCCTTCTAAAAGGTACCCATTACTAATAGTCTTTACATAAATTTCAGTATTAGCCCAGGTTGGGAAGTCTACTCCGAGTTCCCAGCCTAATGATTCACCATGGTTAACAGTGCTGTTATTTGATTCTTTTTTATTTTCAAACATTTTAAACATTTTTTTTATTTTTTTAAATAAACATTAGGAAGACAGTTCTTTTTCCCTTATGTGGAGTAACCGTGTGCCATTCATCTGAAGTATGTGCGCATAGGTCTCCAATTTTTCTTTCTTGCTTGGTAACGTTGGTTATTCCAGCGTCATCAGCATAGTATGTTTCTCCACCCGTAAATGATCCATTTAGTAGTATAGAAACTCCAACTTGACACCAGGTCATTTGATTATTATCACCGGTGTCTATATGCCATCCATGTCCGTTTGGCATTGTTTCAATTCTCCAATATGATTGTTCTTTAACATCAAAGTCAATCTTTTCTTTAAGCTTATTGATTACCTTTTCAGCTATTTGACTTGGAACCCTATTTAACTTATAAGTACCAGGCTTAGTCTTTAGTGCGGTTGATATTTCTTCTCCGGTTAAGAAATCTGGTTCAAATATTCTCATCTTTAAAATATGTCGTCTTCATCCCAGTTTTCATCTTCTCCTGCCTTAGAATAGTCGGTAGGTCTAATTGCAAAGAAGTCAGTATGTGTTGTTCCTCCGGTTAAATGGTAGAACCAATCCAGTTCTGAAGCTTTTACTTCATCAAATTCCATAAAAGGTCCTTCAATATAGCCAAGTTCTGCAATCTTTTCATTTGCTCTCTTAACTATAAAGTGTTTTAGATCTTCGGCTTTTAGGTTTTCTAAATCTCCCATCTCAAACATCTTATCAATAAATTTGTGTTCCATTTCAACCATCAATTCAGCGGCTCTAAGTACGTCTCCTTTTACTTCTTCTTTTAGTTCTGGATATTCTTCACACATATGTCTAAATAACTGGCATCCCATTCGACTATGTAGTGATTCGTCTCTCACTGACCATTTCATTTGTTGGCCAATACCTTTTAATAGATTACGCATTTGAAATGAGTAAAGTACCGCAAAAGAAGAATATAGTGAAACTCCTTCGGCAAACGCTGAAAAGATTGCAAGAGAACGAGCTACTTGATTTCTGGCCTCTGAACTTTTAGCTAAATCTTCATGGGTCCAATCGGCTTCGACTGAAGTTAAATGCTCAAATTTTTCTGCAGTTGCAGGTTCATGTAAGAATGCAGTAAAATCTTCAAGTCCTAAAGTCTCGTTTAAATATGAATATGCTGTGGCGTGAATAGTCTCTTGTGAACCGAACATCATCGCCATCTGCTTAATTTCCCATTTTGGAAACCAGTCCGTAACCATTCCTGTCCAGTAATCTGAAACTGCGCATTCGGTCTGTGCAAATCCTAAAAGAATGTTACCCACTAGGTTTTTTTCATGATGTTCCATTCTTTCATTCCAATCTTTAACATCTCCTTGCATTGAGATCTCGGTGTGCAGCCAAAATGCCTGTGCCTGTTTCAGCCAACCTTCTGTATAATACACAGGGTACTCAAACGGTTTAAATTCTATTCTTTCTTTAAATAATGCCATATTCTTATATTACCTTTTTTTTTAGACTAAAAAAGGTCTAAATTGATTAGACCCCTTTTGTATTGATTTGTTAATAGTTTGTTTTTTATATATCAAATCCATACAAGAGTACTTTCACCGGCTATCTAAAAGTTTTTTTAAGTTCGTGTGCTTTTTCATAATACTCATACGATGTCTTCTTGTATTCTTTACGTTGATTATAGAGGTCACCTAATATTCTTTTTAAGATTGATTCGTCTTTTGAATAGACTACACCATTCTCGCAAACGATTTCATCAGGATTCTTCCTACGTTCTTCTATTTGATTCTTAGGTATCAAATCAATATAAGCATCTGGAGAGATATTAAATTGTCTCATCACTGATGGATATAGAGACGCAAAGTCAAAAGCACTTACACCAGAATAGTAACCGACGATTGGTTGTTTTACAAAAGCTCCAGCGTATTTGCCGTCTTTTTTATTATCCTCTTGTTTGTAATCAACTCCAATTTTATGATTTGATTCAGCCATCTTACGAGCCATTAATGCTTCAGTAACTGCAACGGGAGAAGCTGCTTTATATAGAGGCATCTGGGTAATTGTTGCAAGCGTTAAAAGTACCTCCATTGACTTTAACTTTTGATCGATATAATAGACAAGAATCGAATCGACAACGTTATAATAAATGTACTTTTGAAAGTCATTTTCATAGAGATCTTGTAGACCTCCAGTGTATTTGATCTTTGCAACATCAAGAACTTGGCCTGCAACAAAATCAAGTTTATTTGATTCTTTTACCTTAACACTTCTATCATATTTATCATACAATTGCATATAATCAAGTATTCCCATATGAAGTGGACGACTATCGTTTTTATCAAGAGATCCAGTGATCGCAATTTCTGTTAAATCAATTTGAAGTCTTTTACATCGGTTTACAATATACTGCCAGTCATAGTTAATAAAGTTCCAGCCCGTCATCATTGGAAACTTCGGAAGAAACTTATGTAGGAATGTGTAGAGCATATTATATTCGTCTTTAAACTTATAATATGAGAACTCCCAATCCTGGTCATAGTTCTTAAAGTGTTTATTAGTGTCCTCTTCAATCTTCTTTATTTGTTCACTAGATAAATCATCAAGACCTAAAACAATAGCCTTGCGCTCTGGAGTAATGATAGAGAACGATAAAATTCTAGTCTTTGCCTCTTCTGGCTTTGGAAAACCATCAACTATTTCAGTTTCAATATCGACGTAGTATGTTCTTGGCATGTTAAACTCGAAGATTTCTTGTCGATCGCTTTCCGGAAGAGAGTCCATAAAATAAACTAATGAAAACTTATTAAAAGATTTTGATCTTTGTCTTTTAATTGGTCTTCCGTCCCAGTTTGTGTACTTATTGTCTTTCCATTTATCTTTTTCCTCTGTAACTACCCAGTTTTCAAATTGACTTACTGGGTATCTTTTAAAGGAGACTTTTCCCTCTTTGTTATAGTATGAGACGATTACCTCTTGGTCTCTCTGTTCAATATCTAATAGCATTCAATTTTATTTTTCTATGTATGTTTTATATAGGACCTAGGTGTAATGTTTCAGTTCCGAGTTCTTATTTTAAAAACTTTAATATCTTGTCTTTGACTCCACTCTGTTTGATACCTTCCCAATCTCTTGGAGTCCAAACAAAGTTCTCAAGACCCCAATCCTCACGATCAAACGCACCATAAGAACTGTTTTTAACATGAACCCCCATGTGTAGGTCATCAACCGCAACCCAATGTGTAACCTCTGGGTGATCTCTTAACCATCGTTTGATTTCAAAATATCTCTCCTGTTCATGCCTTTCATGTCGGTTCCAAGGAAAATCACCGTCGTCTGGGACAAACCCTTCTTCTAGCCAGTTTGTAAAATGAAAAACTTCGGTAAGTCCAATCGGTCGTTTGATAATACCTTTAGATTCATAGTAGTCTCCTAACTCTTCTAAATTCGCATGTAGTCTCCAGTCTGAGCTAACTACAATCTCAGCTCCTGTTTGTTCTAGGATCTTATTAAGTACCTTAATTGCCTTTTGGTCAAAGTTGTCGAAGCGCACTTCAACTGGTCCATTATCAGCAAAGCTCTTACGTGGATTATCTTCAGTAAAGAATGCCTTCTGTTTCTTAAAGCGACTTCCCCAGTTATTAGAGAGGCATATCACGCCGTCATTATCTAAGAATATTACTTTCATACTAATTATATTAAGAAGTTTACACTTGTTTACGGTGTAAATATAATAAAAAAGCCCGAGACTAAAAAATCTCAGGCTAATTATTTTGTAAAAGTTGTTAACAATCTTACTTAGAGTCTGCTAAAAATGATTCAAACGTCTTCACGTGTTTCATTTTTCTCTTTTTCTTTTTATATTCTTCTTCTGCATCACCTTGACCTGCTGGTACATCACCAGAGCCATATTCAGTTGAGGTTGGTAATTTAACTGGTCCCATTCCTCCGATGTTATCAATTGAGATATTTTCTGCAACTTCTGGAAGTCCTTCATGTTTTGTTGCTGCATACTTTTTAAGCTGCTTAAGAGTCATGCCATCGACAAGGTCTTTTACCTTGTCTCTGTATTCTGGGTCGATATCGGAGATTTTAGAGTCTCCTTTCTTGACCGAGTATGCAGCTCCCATTAGTCTTTGTTGTGCTTTAGAAGTACTTGGCATAATTAAGCGTTACATAAAGAATGTAATTCCTGTGCAATCTTTTTTGCTTTAGAACCTTTATGTCCATATGTTTCAACTGTATCTAGAGCATCTTCCATGTTCATTCCATGTAATTCTCCCATGTCTCCACCTCTTTCATCTAAAAGATCTTGTAAGATATTTTCAGCTTCTGATTCGTTAACTACAGATTCGCTAATACCAAAGTGTTTAGCAGCTGCTGCCTTTAACTCATCATATGTATATTTTCCTGATAGAGCGTCATCTATTATAGTTCCACCCTTTTTACCAGAAGCGTACATTGATATGTGGTCGAATCCAATCCAATCTCCACCACCAAATTCGTTCTTTTTATCAAAACCTAAATCTAATGATAATGTTTTAGAAAGTGATTGTCTTCCTAGGAATTGATCGTTATAACCTAATTTTCCAGCTTTAATGTAACCAGATGCGTTTACCTTTTCGTTTAATTCTGAAGAAAATTCTTCAAATAGCTTAATGTGTTTCATCGTTTTGTTTTAATATATTTTTTTACCAAGCGTAAGAAAATGTTTCAATTTGTTTTATCTTGTCAGTTATTGTTTTTGCGTAGTTCTTAACCTCTCTTGCATAGTAGTCTCCACTGTAACCTGATTTCTTTTCTTCCTCAGCTTGATTAGTATAGCTTACATATCTATTGAAGTCATCTAAAATTCCTCTCATATGATTAGAAGCATCGCTTAATTTAGCCTCTCTACCTTTATCAGTTTTTCCAACAATAATATCTCCGTATCTTCCTTTTTCTCCTCTAGCAATAGCATCTTTAATTTGATTAGCCATTATATCAATAGAGTCTTGTACCATTTTATCAATAGGCATAGATGCAGCTCTGTCCGCTATAATATTATTGTATCTTGCAAGGTTTTCTGCTTTAAAGTCCTTGTCATTTTTAAAAGCTGTAGCTCCTTTTTTAGCAGCAGCTCTCTCATCTCTTTGTTCTGCAGAAGAATATCTTGCCTTAAGAATATCAAGGTCTAATACATATGCTCTATCTGCAAGTTCAGAAACTTGTTTCATACTTGAGATTCCACTGTTATATTCTCCTCTTCCAGATTTTTTAAATCCAGCAGCATCTTCGCGTTTACCAACTTTTAGCGTTTTGGTTGATTTTTGACTTCTACTGTATGTTCTTTGCCATTCTGTAGCCATCCATTCATTAGAACCATTTGTGATTGCTAATAGTGTATTTGCAGGAATTTGTTTCTCTTCTCTCCATGTGCTTTTTCCAGCATATGGATTCTCTTTTTCATTTGTTGTAAAGTAAAAGTAAACTGCGTTAGCTCTCTTCTCCTTCTTTGCCTCTTTAGGATCCATTTCAATAATATCAACGTCTTGAATTTTATCAAGCTGTAGTTTTGACATTTGGTAAAATGCCTTTGGAAGGTCTTTATCCATATGCTCTCCACCTGTTAAAAGGCTTGCAAGTTTTTGTGAAGCAAAAGCCTCATTTAATGATTCTGTTGATTCTTCGTTTAATGTGTTAACGAACTCACTAAATGATTCGAATATGAAATTGTTTTTCATTTTATTTTCTGTTTTATTTGTTTCTTCATTGACTGTAATTTGTGCTAGGGCTTTTTTACCGAATTTAGATAGTGATATTCCTTCTTCAGAAACGTTAAAGAATTTTGAATTTCTACGAGTCCATTTAGAAGTGTCTTTTGAAAATTCTTTTAGAATATTGTTAAACTCTTCTTGACTGATTTTACCATCAGCAATAGCCTCTAACATTTTATTTCTTATTCTAGCATTTTTACCAGCAGTAACCTCTGGATGATTTTCAGTGTATTTTCTCTTTAACACGATCTTGGACTCATTAGTTGCTGACTCTTCAATGTATTCTGCTAAGTCTGGGTCATCCCAACCATATTCATCATCGGCAAGAACAGCTTCAAGATCTTTTCTTTTACCCTGTATTGTTATTTCCCAACCGTTAAACGCATCTTGTGTGTTGATAATCTCAACATTATGTTTCTTTAAGAATTTTAAGAAGTTCTTATCTTTAGGGTCCATTGCGTCTATCTCAATAGTTGCCTCAGTAACATTGTCTATATATTTATTAAATGAAATCATGTTTATTTCTTTTTTTATATATCTTTTTCTAAGAACTGAGAATAAGTTAATAAACTCGACTCTTCAATTGGACTTATTTGAGACTTTAATTTTTGATGATTTAGATAGGTCTTGAATGGCATTACGTTTGATTCGTTACTCTTTAGCATTACAATTCCATCTATCCTGTCTACAATCTCATTAATTTGACTCATTAGATCTGCGTTAATTATATCCGTCTCTTTAAGTCTTCTCTTTCTAAAAGAACCTAGCGCAATTTTATAAAGTTCAGCCAGTGTTTTGTTGTCTACGAGCTCAATTGTTTTTTCATTTACTATAAACTTAGTATTGAGTTGGAATTCAGGTCTGTCGCTAAATTCAGCTGAATCAAAATTAACACCAGCATACTTAGATGCGTTTTCACCTATATATGCGTTAAATGCATTTGATATTAATTCAATATATCTCTCGTCGGCGTCTTCAGACTCTAACTTAATGTCGTCTATTTTATAGTCAGAAAAAAACTCAACTAGATCAAGAAGTGCAATTTGATATGTATCGCTAGACTTTCGATTCTCAATAATTGTATCTTCTGATCCTTTAAGCTTGAAGTTCTTTACATTTTTTCCATCAAAGAAATTAATAACAAGAGAGTCTATTTCTCCATCTAGGTCTTCATTAAGAGCTGTTTTGCTCAGTTCAGCATTGAATATGTTATATGCTCTTCTTGTAAATCCAAGAGATTCAAATGCCTGTTTTCTTTCAGCGCCACTCATCTCTAATAGTCTTACTAATTCGTCCTTTTGGTTTGAACTTAAAACTCCTTTAAAAACAATTTGAGGTCTCTGTACCTCTAATTTGTCTGACCATTCAAAAAGTATCTTCGGGTCTCTAATAACCTTATTGATTAAAGTTTTATCAGATGGATTCATTACTTGAATGTGAGTTAATATCAAACCGTTCTTAGGAATTGAATCGTATTTAATGTCTATTGTTTGGTTGTCCGTCATATAATCAAATCCAAACTTCCAATCTGTTGGCATTTCACTGCGAACCTCCTCGCTTATTGACTCGAAGTATTTGATCGCGTTCTCATAATACTTTGCGATTGTTCTATCAACTTTATCAAGAGGTGTCTTTTTACCACTTTTAAAATATTCATATCCTTTTGAATCATTTCTAACATGAAATGAGGATGCTTGTACCTTTTCAGTGACAACGCATGGTAATTTTAACATCTCTATAAACTCTTCCCTGTTCGTAGATTCAAAATATGTATGTAAGCTTTGTAGTGCCATAATTTATTTTATTTTGTCATGTCCTCCGGTAAAGGTAAACCCGACATTCCTAATTTAACTTCAAATTCTTCAAAGATTTCCTTTCTCTTTTCAGGAAACTTAAACTGTCCTGAATTGATTAAGTCTCTTAAACTTTCGTATGTCATCAAATCTCCAACATTTGCTCCTGTGAAAAGAAGATCTGCTATTTGTTCTGGAACGTTAGTTATTTCCTTATCAAAGTCTTTAAGAAGCTTAGCGTTCTTTACTAGACCTCTCTTTCCAACAAAAGATTTACGAACCTTTACAACACCTTGATTTAGTCTAATAACATATGCTTCATATTCTTTGGTCTCTCCTTCGTCAGTTTGGTCTAATATTTCAACAAACGATTTACCAATTGCTGACATTAAGAGAATATTTCTATATGCTCCTTTATATTTTGATTCGTCCTTTGTAAAATCCGGAGAATGGTACATAAATGTGCTCCAATTAATATCTCTCGATAACATTAAGTCTACCTGTCCAACTCCATTTTTTGGATTACCTTCAATAGGAGCTGCGATTGATACCTGTTGGAATCCCACAGCCATCGAGGTGTCCATTCCTTTTGACTTCAATAAATCATTCATTTCGAAAAGAACTTTAGCCAGTGAAGTGTCTAAGTGTCCTGCGATCTTATCTGCTGAAACAGCAATATCAATATCTCCACTTGTTTCTCCTGGATTCTTTTTACCAGCGCTTCCAATAACTGCAGCGTCTGCTCCAAGTCCATCTATTCCAATGTGAGGAAAAACGTTCTTCTCGATCCATTCTAGGGTCTTAGCAACCTCATGCTGCTCAAACGGTCTTGATTGCGCAATTGCATTACCACTCTCACTTATAAAAGATTCTGGAAGCGGTTTTGGGTCCGCATACCTTAATTTGTTATACCATTGATTAGATAGAATATAATCATTAGCAAAAGACTTTAATTCTTTTTCATTACCGAATCGTACACCTCCTGTTTCAATATTATGTCCTTTATAATAAAGATTGTAGTGGGCACCTCTAGAGTCCTCTTTGGTCTTGAGATATACTATCTCATCATTACCAATGAATTTTTCTGGCATCCTGCTCTCATTTACAAACTCTTCAATCTTAGCAAGTTTATCATAGTATTTAGGATCCTCGAAAATATGATCCTTTGCTATTTCATATGCCTTTGCCTTGTCGTTAGTATGTTCTACTTCAACATTAACACCCTTTTCTAGAGCTGCTTTAATAACATCGACTGAAACTTTATGCGTTTTAGCAAGATCTTCAGGTGTCATTCCATTTGCAACACCGCCCTTGAAGAATTCTTCTTCAGCGATAAAATCTTCATATAATTTTACGTACTTCATTATATATGCTTTCTTAATTTATCATAGTATTTATAAAGATATTTCGGCACCATCTTTTCGAATGCTTCTCTATCATCATTTGCAAGAGCCTCTCTAGTTTTTGTTCCACTTGGACCACCTTCTGCTCTAGCATCTACCATCTCTAATTTAAAATCTGGATGAACAACAGTATCTGTCTTTTCGCTTGTAATATACTTGATTTGCGGAGTGTATGCTTTAATTCTATCACTTCCAGCTCCTACGCCAACTGTTTCATATCCTTGTTCTCTTAAGAATCTAACAAACCATGGAATGACTGTTCTACCGTAACTATTTGGGTAAATAAAGAAGTCCGCAATTTCAGTCTCATTCTTTGCAACTTCTTGTCCAATTTGAAGTAATAAATTCTCTGGAAATGGAGACTCATCCTTCTTTGAAACAATTTGCATTGCAACTACTGGTTTACCAAACATTTTAGCAGCGTTTTTAAGTGCGGCAATATGACCATTGTGAAACGGCTGAAATCTACCAGGCATTACAACAACTTCAGTACCTTCAATTGGTTGAGTTATGTCTGCCTCGTTAATAAATTGTTCAAAAAGTTTTACGTGTTTCATTACTGGTTTTATTTTTTATAGGCTAAGATACTTCTAATTTGATGAATTGGTGCAAAGATTCCAGTGTACTTGTATACTTTACCTTTATAAACAAAAGTAATTCCCTCAGTTGGAACTATATTATCTAATCCACCGACAGCAGCAACTCTACTTAGTTCATGTTCTAGTTTTTCAACATCAGTAGCGTCTCCGTTCTTTCTAATTTTATTAATAGTGTCCTCAATTTCTTTGCGCATATGTTCTCCAGCAGCAGTTGGGTTCGCAGAAAGAAATGCTTCCATGTGCATCATCATCTCAGTTCCAACTTCAAGAAATAAATTCTCTAGAGGAGCGTAAATTTGCTTTTTAATCATCTTTGAGTTTTTCTTCTCAAAATCACTGTATTCCTTCGTTAATTCAGGACCCATGTCCTTTTTCATATTGGCAATGCTATATGATTTATTAATGTCTCCAAGTCTCATTGCAATTCCTTCAATTGAACCCTCTGGAATATCTACGTCTAGTCCCTTAACAATGTTCTTTGCTCTGCCAAGTACAAAGTCCTGTACTGTTGAATCTAGGTTGATTCCAGCATCTTTCATGACTTCGCTTAGTTTCTTATTATAATATTGAGCTCTTGCCTTTGTGTTCTTAAATGGTTTAATAGGTATTTCTTGAGGTCCACGAACATAAAACATCTCTTGTGATGCTGCATTTGCGTCTGCAATCATCTTGGCAAGATCTCTACCCGCTTGTTTGTCTTCGTCAATACTATTTCCATTTTCATCATATTCTACAATACCATGAAATACTATTAGATCTTGACCATATGGAACAGTATTCTGTGTAACTGGCGTCATGATCTCGATACTTGCAAATTTCTTACCATTTGCAAACATCTTTTCAAGTTGAGCTGGTGAAAGCGATCCAATTGAAGACTGTAGGTCTCTCATTGCAGCATTGTATGCTATTTCAATGTCTCCTCTGTCTTTAAACTTAAGAGCAAGATCTTGTGCTGACATTGCTTCTGCTCCGGCATTCTTTAAGTGGCTCTTGTTTCTAGCTGCTATTAGTTTGCCATCTTTCCATGAAATTGAAAGTTGTTGGCCATCTGTTTTCTCTTGAACAAAGTTTTCAGGACCAAAGGCACCTTCAACCGTAGAGTCTATCATATCTTTTACATCTCTCATTGTAAGACCTAGGTCTTCAAATGGATGAGTTAAGTGACCGTATGCTCCTCCCTCAAAAACAGATTCAAGGTCAGTATTCCTGACCTCTCTTTCTGTTAAAAATTGTTCGTATGTAAATAGTTTTTTCATCTTTAAGATTTTTATCCTAGTGAACTCGTTAGTATTCCAACTGCAGTTCCATAATCGCCGTCTGCTTTTGATAAAATACCATCGACCACTTCTTGTGCCTTTGCTTCGTCAAAGTCTTCTCCGAAAGCTTTCTTTAAAACTGTAAATGCATATTCTTTAAATTCATCGTCAGATTTAATTTCAGCTTCAGTAATTACTGATTCACTTAATGAATTTCTTAGACCACAGTGCACGCATTCTACAGTTCCGTCTTTATCAACTTGTTTATATAAGTGTCCTTTTTTATTAGAACATTTTGGTTCGTCTGCTTCAGTAACTACAGATTCATTGTATAAATGAACATAGTTGCTTCCTTTTTCAGAATAAACTGATTTGATTTCAAATTCTTTTTGTGCTTTAGTATAGTATGCTTTAAAGAATAAGTTACCGTCTAGTTCTCCAAAGAAATGATCTGATTTACCGATAAAGAATTGAGCGTTTGGATAAAGCTCTAAAACTTCTTCTTTTGTTTTCGCCTTTAAAACATCTCTGTTAAAATCTTTTACGAATTTAGCTTCAGTAACTGCTGATTCTCCAGCAAATTCTTCTGCATTTTCTTTGTCTTCCTTGTCAACCTTAGTGACTTTATAAGTTTCTCCATCAACTTCAAACTCATCTTTACCATCGGCAATTGCTTTTGCTCTGGCTGCGCCGAACTCATTACCTTCAAGTATTCTAGCCTCCATAACTTCTCTGCTTTCGAATTGAGCGTGGAATGCAGTTACTAGTTGAGCACCCATTGCCTCATTTCCAATTGATTCTAGATAGAGTGCAGTTCCTTCAACGATTCCAAGACCTCCCCATTCTGCCGCATTTGAAATTCTACTAGCTTCATCATATAGAGCATCTTGAATTCTTCTTGCTGAAACCTTTGCTTCAATATTACCAAGTCCACTAACTGGAACTACTATATTTTGCAGCGCTCCTTTGATATTTTTCATGATTTCATTTCCCTCTCTACTAAAGTTAGCGTCTTCCATTGCCGCTTGAAAAATAACCTTAATTGCTCCTAATTGTGTTTTACCACCATCTACAAGTGAGGTGTATTTTTTACCGAATATATGATTGTATTGTGTTACTACTTTTTTAGCAACTCTTCTCTCTTGAATTGGAAAATTACCGGATGCTTCAGTAACTAATGATTCATCTAATTTCTTAGCAGCTAGTTTAGGATCTCTTTTAGAAACATTATCTAGATATGAACCATTTCCCCAGAAAGCTACAACTAATTCAGTTTGAGTTGTTGAATACATGCCTGGTTTGTAAACTGCGATGTCTCTTAATTTCTTGTTAGAAGCAATGGTTTGCTTCATGAAGTCAAGAGCCTGTCCTTCGCTTCTAAACTTTTTCATTGCACTTATGCCATCACTATAGATAACCTCGTAGTTTTCATTAATTAAAAACGATTCAAATGCTGGTTCTTCTACATCAAATCCATTACCGTAAATGTCTGCCATTAACCATTTTTTATTACCTTCATCCCATAAATATACAAATTCTGCACCACCTTCATCGGCTGCTGTTTTTAAATATTTGGATATATTTGTGATGGATCCTTTCATTGGAGTTGCACCATCGCCATAGAAGTTAATTTTATTAACTGATGATTCTAAACCTGAATTATCACCACCTTTAATAACAGCATCTACATTTTTACCACCTTTATATGCCTTCTTAATTAAAGGTAGCATGTTTTCTGGGTATGAATCATAGTGCGTATATACCGAAGTAATATTTCCATTCTTATCGATTTTACCGAATTGACCTCTAGTGCCCTCTTCGATTATTGTAGTCGATTCGTTTATTTTAGAACCTTTTAGTTTAGTAAAGAATTCAGTGCTTTGTTCTTCGTCTAATTCAGAAAGACTTGTTACGCCATACTCTGCCAATAGTTCTTTAAAGCTCGCTGCTGTCTTTTCTCTAGCGCTTGCGCTTTTTGCTGCTTCTTCAGCGGCTAAAGACTCAGCCTTTAATTTAGTAAATTCTTCAAATGAATGTAATCCAGCCATTATGTATTATTTTATTTTTTGATTATTTTATCTTTTTTATATATCTCCATCAAACTTGACCTTTTTAATGTCGTATTCGAATTTCTGTTCTTTATAGATAGCCTGTCTTGCTTTAGCATGCCGTATTAGGTAATTATCCCAATCCGGAGAGCTTATATCATCGACGAAATCTATGATTGTAACTCTGTCTTTTGATGCATGTTGTCTTAGTCCACGACCAATTGATTGTCTAATAATTACTTCTGATTTAAACGATTCCGTAAAGAAGATGTTGTGAATCTTCTTAATCGAGATACCGGTCGAGAAGGTACCATATGATGCGACAATAACAATCTCTTCTCCGGCTTCCATTTTCTTTTTATATTCCTCCCTAACGTCCTTGTCTGTTCCGCCGTCAACATAATATACTGTCTTGTCGCTTTCTTGTCGAAGCTTTTCATATACCCTTTGCCCATGTTCAATACGATGGAAAAGTACAAGGGAATTGCCTCGTACTCTGGAAATAATGTTACAAATAAAGTTGAGCCTGCCTTCCGAGTTGATGACATAATTTTGCTCGAACTTAAATACGTCTTTACTTTCATATTTATTAAATGCCATTTCTTTGAATGCATCCTTAGCGCTTTGTGTTGCATAGTCCATTTCAATTACCTTTACTTTACACTTTGCAATGTGTCCCTCATTTTGAAGAAAGTTTGCACTTACTTCGGTAATTAGAGGACCTGTGTAGGACATTAAGGTTAGTCTATCAAGAGTTCCTGGTTTTGGAATCGTACCTGAAAGACCATATCGATAGTTGGCATTTTTACATTTCGATAGGATAGTTTTAATTGATTGAGATTTTGCCTTATGTGTCTCATCAATAATAACGGCATCAAATTGATCAAAGTAGTCCTCTTTCTTTTTAATTAGAGATTGATAGGTTCCAATCACTACATTTCTTCCAGCTCTAATCTTTTGACCGCTATAGATTTGTTGTATTTTAATGTTTACTTGATTTCGATAGTTGTAGTCGGCAAAATCTTCACTTGCCTGAATTACTAGTGAAACATTAGGCACTATAAATAGTATCTTCTCAGCCTTCTGCTTTTCTAATATATATGCTACGGTAAGAAAGGATATTAGTGTCTTACCTGCAGATGTTGCTAATTCTGAAAGACATTTTTTAAACTTTAAAATGTTAAAAGCTGCGTCAATTTGATAATCTCGTGGTGTTATTTCTGAATCTTTAAAGAAATCAAGAGCCCACTTTTCAAATGACTCAGGAGTGATGTCCTTATCAAACATTTGAGAGATTCCATTTACTTTTAATTCAAATCTATACTCTTTACAAATGTCAACGACTTCTTTCCAAAGACCTGCAGGAATCCAGCGATCGTCCTTTACATATGAGATGTAGCCGTCCCATACACCCTTTTTGACGAGTGGATTAAACCTCCACGAATCAATTCTTTTCGTCAATGAAATATTCAACTGCTCTAGTTCTAATGCTGTTGCATCATCTATTCTAAGCAATTGTTTATTTTCTGTTAAACTGAGCTCCATTCATGGCGCAGTCTTTTTATTTTCCTATAGGTCTTTTAATGCTAACCTATTTCGGATGGCAAATCCCATGTTATCTAGGGTTTTTACCGATTCCCTGAAAAAGTCTAATTGATTTTCAAGGTGGGAAAGGATTGAATTATCATCTGACAAATCAGCATTGATAAATATTTCTTTTTGCCGCTCTCCTAATTTATAATCAAAATTGTAGTACTCAAGATATTTTTCACGATATCTTTCTGCAACCTTGCGTTTTTGATCTTTTATCTTTGTATTAATATAGGCTATCTGATCAATCATTCTCTGACGATCTGATAACACCATTGCGATAGTATCTTCAATACCATTTATGTATCTTAGTGATTTTGCGTGATCTTGAATTTTTAGGGTCCATTCACTGCGTTGATCGCTTAGTTTTTTATCTAGCGCTAAAATCTTTTCTTTCGACATTTAAGTTCTTTTTTAAAACAATCCTCTGTTCTTGTTGTTACCTCTCACAAATTTCGAAGCCTTTAGTTTCTTTTTAAACTTAGGTCTCTCAATCTCAATATTTGGAGCACTATGATCGTATTCGGCTGAATTAAAGTCAAGAAGGACTTTCATTCCTTTAAACCGGTCTCGATCTTCATAAAAATCATCTAGATCCTTGTCTACCATTTCTGTAATTTCTTCTATACGTACCATAGATCTAATTGACTTGCTGTAAAATATTGGTCCAGTTTTTTAATTGCTGGATTCTTTAATTCAAAACATTTGATAACCAAGTCATTTAGGTCTTTTATATCATATGTATCTAGTTTATTTTCTTTTAAAAATTTAGACCACATAAATACAGGGCGACCCTTCTTTAGCTTCTCAATCATTTTCTTTTTCCCGGTTTCATCATTATCAAACATATATCTTACGGTTGCCATCTGATCAAATTCTTCAGTGTTTCTTCCAGCAGTCGCAAGCGCTATACTATTAATCATAAACTTCGCATCGATAGGACCCTCAAACATCGTAACTGGACGCTGAAAGTTTACCTGCATAATTCCAAATAGAGTAGACAGTTTAGTGATCTTTTCCAGATCTTCTTTACTAATTTCTAACTCTTTTCCAAGTTCTTCATATAGTTTAGGTAAATCATACGTTAAGTATCTTTGACCCTTACCTTTCATTCTTCTGCTTTGTGCAGACATAATTTTACCATCTCCGGTAAAGTTAAGAATCCAAAGCCTATTATCTCTTGCACTAAATAAGAATTCTTCACTCTTTTTATGAAGTAGTCTCTTTTTAAGATAGAGCCAGATCCAGTCACCAGGTTCTATTTCTCTTGCTCCAAATCCTTTTTTAAAGTCTTCAATTGTTATTGCTAAATCATTTACACTTTTAAATACTGAGTGTGTTAAGGTGTCTGCCTGTGTTGTTACTGACCGATTGTGTTTGATATAGTCAATGATAGTAAATGAATCCTCAGAGCTTGGCAGTCTTACCTCATGGTCCTTAAGAATACCTTTAATGTCAGTGTGTATTCCACAATTATAACAATGATATTGAAGAGTGTCCCAGTACATGTTTCCTCGCTTCTTAGTATCATCATTGTAGGAGTCACCACAATAAGGACATGCGAGACTTAATCGTCCCGGCATGTCCTTTATCATTTGCTTATTGGAATTTGAATGCGCCGTTAGAACTACGTCTTTCAGCGCTTTCATTATTTTTAGTCTAAGCTCTTCATTAAGCTCTATTTTAGATGTCGAGGTCATCCAAGAAAGAGTCTAAATCATCATCACTTGAAACTTCAGCGGCTGAACTTGACTCATTAGAGCCTGCTGGTTCAGCAACTTTTTCTTTCTTTGGAGCCTCTTTCTTTGGAGCTGATTTCTTTGGGGCGGCTGATGTTGAAATCTCAGAGATTGCATCTCCAGGATTCAAATACATCTTAAGTACGCTATTTACGAAATCTCTAGTTTCTCCGTCCCATGCTCTATATTCATAACCTGATAGAGAAGGAGCGCTATCTAACTCTTCTTTAATTTGAGACATTGATTCTTTAGTTCTTTCTACTGGTTCTCCATCAATTGCAATAGCTGACCTAGAAGCTGAGAATTTAGATTTGTCATAGTTGTTGTAATCTCCTTGACGAGTAATAATCAATTCAAAGTTTTTACCTTCAAATAGGTCAAATACTTGAGTTGGTTCGCCAAAGTCTGGTTTTAATTCTGCATCAATCTTTTCTTTGATCTTGTAGCCAAATTTGTAAATCATATATTTACCTTCGAAATCTGGATTTTGAGGATCTTTAATAATCTTGATTAGAGAATAATATTGTTGACGTCTTTTTAGTTTTTCTGAAGACTTGCGGTCAACTGCTGAATCAGAGTTGCGAAGCTTCCAAAATACGTCTGCAATAGGGCATTTTTCACCGATTGAAGATGGTGAATCTACCAATTTAGAATCGCCATTGGAATCTGTTAACCAATGAACGTATTTCTGAACAAGAGAATTACGAGGATTCTCTGGGTTAGGAACAAAGCGAATAAGTGCTTTATAGGTTCCGTCTTTACCATCGTCAGCGGTTGGTTTGTAAACCTCACTGGTGGTTGTTGATGCGGGCTGATGCGTCTCTACGTCTTCTACGCCCAAATTGAAAATGTCAAAATCTGCCATAATACTTTAATTTACTTTTAAATTTTTGTTAAGTGATACTTATATACCGTTAAATAATAATGTTTCAAGATTAAATGATCGATCACATCTCTAATATGCCTACGCGGCTAACGTTATTCTCACCGAGAATACTTTTCTTTGGATGTGATGATTCGACGATTAAATCTTTATCCATCATCATGTATTATATATCCTATTTTAGGTAAGTTTCAAGCCTTTCTAGATTATTTTTTTGTTTTTTTTGAAACAAACAGGATGCAGTTGCATATAATCTTCAGGTTTTGAAGGAGAGATAAGGTCAGCTTACAGGGGTTGAGGTCATTGCTGCTAAAAAGTAAGCATCTACAAGGTCGTCTAAGGGTTTCGGAATCTTCTTCCCAAAGTCTTGGGTTAGGATCCATTGGTAGAGCGGGCTCTTCTCAAGATTTTTATCCCCATTAACATTATTCAAGAATGCCTCAAAGAGCTGACCTTTATTCATGTTACCTTTACCTGCAAATTTCTTAATAGAGGTTGGAGCGACAGTCATCAAGTTCTCAGGCTGCAGGGTTTTCAAGAGTTTAAGCTTAAGTACAGCGGCACCGGCAGCCATATCAATAACATTATTAGTTCCCATCTTAGACCCATAACTTGTCCCTTCAAATGAAATAATAAAAGAGTCATCTCGGAAAGATTCTTGAAGGACAAGGTTAATAATATCGTCAGCCATTCGATCGTATCTCTTGATCTTAGCTAGCTCTACGCTAGAATATTCTGACTCTTCCTTCTTAAAATCTGGCTGACTAATTAAGGTTACGTCCTTTAAAAGAGTCATCTCCTCTTGGAGCTGTTGCTCTTTCTTTGTTCCAGTACCAGGCTTCATATATGATATAAAATGATACCTCTTACTTTTATCGTTGTAGATGCAAATACCTGGAGAATTCAGGGAAAAGTCTACTGCTAAATAATTCATAGATATGTTATTTACCAAGCGATGCACCCAAAGCGGCACCTACAAGTCTTGATGTTAATAAGTCGTATAGAACTCCTTTGTCTATACCAAGTACTTTTGCAATCGTTTTACCAACTGTTTTACCAAGAGCAAATCCAGCTAAACCACCGAAAATAGATCCTAAAATGCCCTCATTGGTTAGTTCAGTATTAAACTTATCAATATCAATCTCACCTCGATCGTCAGCGTATTCTAGTATAAATTGATCAAGAGCGGCATCTACCTTTTCTTCTAGTTCATCGGTCCACTCTTGCTGGAGTCCCTCTGTTAGGATCTTAAGATCAGCATCAGTTACCTTTTGCTCGATTAGATACTCGTTAAATGTTTTTATAGTATTGCTCATTGTTGTTATTGTATTTCTAGTTCTATATTTATCTTATTATAAAAGAAGGTTACCTCGAAAGTGCTAAAGTCTGCTATGTTATCACTCATATTCAAATTCAGTTCATTGATTGAGTTCATAATTGGATTCTCAAACTTAAAGTAGGCAACGCTTGCTCCTTCTGAATCTAAGACTCTCATTGTTAAATCCTGAGTAAACGCTGGTTTAGTAGATCTGGCATAATAATATAAAAGAGTGTCCTGCATTATCCAATAGTTTATAAAACCATCAAGTAATTGCATCGTCACTGTAAACTGCCTCTCTACTGTGTTTTGTATTGGTATTGCTCCTCTATGGTATCTTATAGTACCATCATTATCTTGTTGAGTTACAGGATCAAAGCTCATTCCAGGTATATTTAACCCTTGAATTGAATAATTTATAAAGTCTACCGGCTCCGCAAGAAGGTTTCCTGGAATCTTTTCAAGATACTTCTTGTATTTTTGGGCAACCTCTTCTGGAATAAACTTTCTTGGAAACCTAAAATCGTATGTATTATTTCTACTATTTAATATCATTACTCAACTGTGAATTTTCCTTTAGTTACTACAGTCTCGTCACTACCGTTATCAAGACCTATATAAAAAGATCTATTTTTCATAGTTCTTATCTCAGATAGGTGACTTGCATCTACCCTAAATAATATTTCACCTGACGACATATCTATGTCTTTATTAGGAATGTGATTAAATCTCTTTCTTACTTTTCCATCAATAAAGTTTAAGGTCATATTTTCAACTGAGCTTAAATCTAGAGATTCATAATCATTTCCAACTTGTTTTGCTACTTTAAACTTATAATAAGTAGTCATTGGATAGACTTCAATTGAAAGGTCAGAAGAGCTAACATATGGATTATTACCAGTATCAGTTACCGAAGCATTTGTATTAGCTGTGGAAGGATTTACTGAACCAAGTGCTGCAGTTGAACTTGATGTAGCAGTTTGACTTGCATTAAAATCAACTGCATTTACAGAAGTAACAATGTTGTACCTCTCAATAAATGTTTTTATCTTTTTAGTAGTCCTTGGTATTGTTGCTGCGATTGCCTCTCTAATACTTCTATTTTGAGAAAGATTAGGCAGAGTGTTAAATACTTCAGTTATTGAATTTTTACCGGATATATTTATGCTTCCTAGTATTTTTCCATACTTAGCTGGAGTGTTTACTGTTAAACTTGCTCTCTTTACAATTTGAGTGTTATTGGTCTCATTGTAAATTCTCATTGTAACGTCGATCGAGAAGTTAACTGCGACGTTTGAGTTTTGAATTACAGGTCTGAATAGAATAGGAGTGTCAAAATCCTCTACTTGCGTGAATGTAGTGTCAAATGTTTTAACTTGACTTAATCCAATCTGTTCATATAATTCGACCTCATATAGGACTATAATATCATCAGAACTTGTGTTAATCCTGTTTAATATGTATGCCTCAAATGCGCTTGCACTTCCGTCCCTCTCTCCATATATTTTAAAATAGTCTCCATCTTCAGCGTCTTCAACAACCGCTGTAAAATCTTGAAATTCATCCTCTCTTGAAACTGTGAATGCATTCTCCTCTCCTAAATGAATATAGTCATATCCTGATTCGGTTGTAATTCTATCAATTAGACTGAATTTAATTCCGTAGTTTGAAGTTGGATCAAGATTTGAAGATCCTATCGTTCCATCTCCATAAAAGAAGTCATTAAATTCTGGGTTTTGATTAGCAAGAACCGTCGGTATCTTTATCTCAATAAACTTTGCAAATAAGGTCTCTCCTAAAACAAAGGGCTTTGGATTTGAAATCTCATAGTTACTTTGATTCAAATAGACAAGTTGAGTTAGATTATTTTGTACTCCTCCAATCCTATCGGCTAATACTTGAAATAAGAATCCTTCATATCCTCTACTTGCAAAACTATAACCACTTCTAAAATGAAGTCTTACTTTATCATATCTAATAAAGTTAATTGCATCAAAAGCATCTGATTGTGAATTATTTAGGTCAGTTTCATTACCTCCTATCCAATCAGGGTTATTATTAATATAATTAAATGTTTCATATGCTCCAGTAGAATCATATCCTAGAAGAGCCCATTTTGTTACCTCCCCAGGAACTTTAACCGCATGGAACCTTCCTCTTAATTGATTAATATCGTTTCCAGTATCTTCGTCTGGGGTAGAGAATAGAGGGTTTGCCTTTTCAGCAACATTAATAGTTCCTCCTTTTAATAGAAAGCTAGTGTCATCATAGTAATATTGTACTGATCCTAATTCAGTTGGTGTATATGTTAAAATAGTTTCACCATTCACTACTGAATAACTTGAAATTCCAAGAGCTCCTCCAATTTTAAAGTTAGCTGCGGTCGGAACATAATTTCCAGTCCCATCCCCTAAGTTGAATTTATATGTCTTGCCGACCTGCAGCAATAGTTTTCTCGCCGCAAAATTTTCAATTGCTAAATATCCAAAGCTTTGAGTGACATCAAAATTAACAACATCACCTCCAAGCTCATGTATTAAATGTCTTTTCGAGAGGGCATCACCGTCTAGGGTGTCAAGCACCTTTATTTCACTACCATTATCATCGACCTCAATATCATATAGAGTTGGGTTCGATTGATCGTGATAGATGAACTCTAAAAGTACGTCTTCGTCGATTCTGAAGTATGTTGATGATTGTGCCATATTAAAATCTTAACCATTTAGGGGACCAATATAGACCAACGTTTATTGATGGTCCAAGCGTTATTGAAGAATTTGACGTATTGTAATTAATACCATATCCAATTCCCATACCAATACTAAATCCAGCCTTATTATTTATCTTGTTTTTATCGTTCAATCTTTGGTCTATTAAACTTATGTTCTCGATCCCAGTAATTGTTAACCCAGGATAGGAACTTGTAATTTTTAGAGTTTCTCTTCCTTCTAATTCTTCAACGGCCGCACTTAATGATAGAGTTTGAGCAATTGACAAATTAACAGGACTGGTTGTAAAACTACCAGAAGAGTCGTATCTAATTATTAAATTCCCATTAACAATTCTAGTATTTCCAGATCCAAAGTCATCCTCCTTATTAAAATTAACCATGCTTGAAACTGAATCTATTTCAGTTAAGGTTGACATCGCAAGTAAACTGTCCTTTATTCTAATGTCGGCAGAAAGAAGTGAATTAACACCAGCTAGGTCCTTATTTAGATTTAGAGCCTTGATGTATTTATTTTCTATTTCAATATTAGTCCTCTCTAGTTGAGATACTTCAAATTGAAAGCTAGAAATTTGAGCTACCTTATCTCCTATTTCGTTTTCAAAATATTTAACAGAATCATGGGATGCTAAATAATTATTAAAGTTGATTTCGGTCAGCTCTTCTTGAATCTTAAGATCACTCTTTAGGTTCGAGATAGTATTGCACTGCTTCAGCATAAATAACATAAGGATTGCACCACCGATAAACGCCAGCGTTTTCTTATCAATTGACTTAACAAAGTCTAATATTTTTAATAGAGTAATCATACTTAAGCTCCTTGAAATTGATTGTTTCCATTTTGAGCTCCTCCGCCTCCGGTTGAATAACTGGTTCTACCAGTGTTAACTATTGTCGGCATTGTAAAGTTAAATAAGATTACAGTGTCATCGAAAGTAGCGCTAATTCTCTTAAGATATACGCCTTTAACCGCCTCGATATAACTATTATGAGTACCGTTCGCATCGGTAGTGTAGAATAGCTTTATGTATCTTTCATTAGGTTTAATCAAACCAAAACAGTTAGATAGGTATCTGTTATCAGTAGTGTCATCGTAATTAACTCCGTATATTTTTACATTTACAAGTATAGGTTGGCCTGTCTGATTTATAAATGGAAATTGCGATTTAGTTCCCGTTGTTCCAGTAATTTCTCCAAGCCCTAAAAGAACACTATCGTAGCCAGCAATAGTATCTCTTCTCCAGTCGGTACTCGACCAACCACCCATTTTATAATGGCCATTAACCATTACTTGGTTTCCTATTTTAGTCCAAGTTACTTTCGATTCAGTAGATTTTTGGTAATAAGTCGTTGAGGTCTGATTCACCGTGGCAGATGGCGGCTGCCAGTATATGCCATTTGTACCGTATAATCCAATAAAATAAGTACCTTCATTCCAATTACCACCAGATTGATTGATTGACTCTGGAAAGTATGACGCTTGATAAAAATAGTCATTTAAGTTTCTAAGTGATTCAGCACTATTATAACTAGGAGATGAAAATAATGCAGTTCCAAAGGTAGGAGTTCCAGAACTTTTTAAACCTCCTGCTGGATAAATTATCCCTTCATCATTCCCAAGAATATAAATATCGTGTCCGCTGTCTACTCTAACATCTTGGTACACGTCAATAGCAGTATTGCTTGTCTTAATTATATCCGTGCCTGTAGTATCTTTAATCTTTACTTCAGTACTTGAAACACTGACCATTTTATTTTGACCGGCTACTAAATTAATTTTACTATCTTCACTTAGAGCATATCTATTGTCACTTTCTACTGAAACGTGTGTAAATCTAGTGGAGTCTGAAAGTCTTTGAAAATCTCTCCAACCACCATCTACATAACCTTCAAATTTATCAGTTGTACTATTATATCTAATCATCCCATTAGATGATGTAAATGCTGTACTTGCTCTTTGAACTGTTGTTCCTACGGGAATCTTTAAAAATTTAGTAGAATTAACAGAAACAGTATCAGAAAATGTACTGACTCCTCCTACTTTTAAATATCCAGATACTATGTCAACTCCATCATTTGTAACACTAGTTTCTCCACCGCCTCCAATAAAGGTATCTGTACCACTAAATAATATGCTACCTCCAGTTAACTCAACATTCTCTGAACTTAGAATAATACTAGAGTTTGTTGACATCCCTTCAGGTTGAATTTTCCAATCTGTACGAGTTGTATCAAATCCATTTACCTCTCCTCTAATAGTTAAAAAGTCATTTCCAGTAGAAGGTCCCCATTTTTGTGCATATGAAAAAGCACTATCAGTAAATACTGTTAGCTGTGCAGGTGAGTCTAAAACACCATCTGCTGATCCAAAGTTATATGAAGAGTCTCCAATTATAATTGCAGTTTGCTCCGATCTATTATTACCTCCTACGACTTCGTTCTTTGGCTTTAATATCCAAGCGTCTGCGCCTTGTAGCGTTGTTTGGAATTGATCCCAAAAGTTAGTTGAGGTTCCAGTTTCTCCTTTAGATCCAGGGGCACCTTCGTCTCCTTTTTCACCTTTAAGACCTACTGCACCTGTTAAACCAGACGCACCTCTCTCTCCCTTTGGACCTTCTTTTCCTCCAGACGCTAATATCTGGTCAAAGTTATAATTAACCTTTCCCCATTTTACAGAGTCGCTGTCATTTGGATAGAGTATTTCCTGTATATTAATCGACATTTTATGATTGTATTTTTATTAGGGCTCTTATACTATAAGAATATCCTAACTGTTTATTATATATTAGTCTAAAATTAAGTGACTTTTTACCATGCAATCTATATGTAAATCCACCATCTTCTTTATAACCACCATTATTAAGCAAATCAATTGCTGAGGTAGATATAATTTCAGAAGCTTCTCCTTTAAATCTACGAGAATATATTTCAATACTATCAATTCCATAGATAGGAACCATATTATTTAATGCATACAGTATAACATCATCGCTTACAGTTTCTTTGTCTCCCGCTGATTTTGCAGGGTCCACAAATTTTTCAATAGTTGATGCTAGTCCGTCTTCTCCAATAATCTTGGCAATTAGACCGTCCATATAGAAATCCGCAAATATATTAGAATCATCTTCAAAAAAGACAACATTCGTCAAGTTATTAGAGTTTCTAAGTATTTCATCCAACTCGGACTCTGTCTCTACTCTTGAAGATTCAAATTGATAGACGGAATATGAATCTTTTGTCTTAATTGCCGAAGAACCAACATATGATTTCTCTTCGATCGTAGAAATAGTACCTGGAACTGATTCTATTCCTCCTCCCGCTACAGATCTGTAATAATAATCATCCTCCCAAGAAGACCTAAATACATTAATGTCTCTTCGGTCGATTGCAATTTCATTTATTAAAGGGTACTGCGGAAGGTACTCACTACTCTCTGAGAGTTTAGTTACACCTAAGGTGTTTACCTCGTTAGTCTTATGATAAAAATGGTTCTTAATTATTCCCCAATCAGCGTCATGTTTTCCTCCATCACTAATAAACCCGACGTTAAATGCAACACCAAGTCGATTAAACCTTTTATAATAGGCAAGTGATTTTTTAACTTCATATCCGGAAGATAGACTTAATTTATAGTACGGTTCTTTTAGAACTCTCTGTGCTATTTCAAACTCTCTTTGATCTCGAAGCACTTTATTAAATCCATAAACATCAGTAAAGGTAACAATTGGAGTTAGGTCTACTGTGTAATTACCGTTGTGTCTAATTAAGAACGGGTAATATGTACTAGATTCTTCAATGTTGTAACCAATTGTCTTCTTACTTAACTTAAATGCCTTCGGCGTATCTGTATCTGGTACAGAAACTAGGTTTGAAAGTTTAATAATCTCTTTACCATCTTCCATATCGATTGAGTATCTATTTGAAAGTTCGGTTCCACTAACATCTATAGTAGTATATTTAACTTGATTAGGATCATTTTTCAATAAATCATAAAAATAGTTAGCTGACAATTGAGTAAACAGATTGTCATATAAATTAGCACCGCCTCCAATGTAAGTGTATGTTGCACTTCGTTGAATCGCCAATGGAATTGCCGCAGCATTAAGAGTAACTTTTAATGAAGAATTTGAATCAATATAATAAGGAGCACCTTCCAATTGAATAGATTCGTTTGAAATAGTCTTTACAACATTAATAAATATATCCTCACCATTTGGAGTGTAACTAGACTGACCATAGTCTATTTTAATACTTCCATAAGATTCGCTTACCCCTGGGCTAATTTGTTGAGTAAATAGAGGAAGTGTACCGTTAGAATTTTCGATTCCTCTTGCAATATATGGTCCATCCAAATTAAATTTAACTCCAGTTAAGTCAATTGCACCATCTATTCTAACATCAGCATATACGTACGATTCAAATCCACTGACAGGGCTAGATATAATCTTATTTGATAATTCATATAGATATTTTCTATTGATAAATTCAACATATGAATCGTCGATGCTAATTTCAATAAATAAAACAATAAACTTAAATTTATCATTCTTAATAAATTCGTATTTCACAGTATTACTCTCTGCACCCGTGTTTGCTTTAGCAAGTACTGAGAATCTATAACCGTTAAATTCAGTGTTTTTAACAAATTCAGAAGCAACTATAGATTCATCGTCTTTTCTCTTTTTGAATGCATATTTTAAACCTTTAAACACGGTAGATCCAAAGTCAATTTCAGAACCTCCACTTATTATAGTGTATTTTTTCTGCAAATTAGTTTTAGACCAGATCGAAGATCCTAATATTTCTCCATTATCATTGATCTCAACATTAGTCTCAGTTCCTTCAGTAACCATAAATCTTTCAAAGTAGTCATATTGAGTAGACGTAAATAAAGATCTTGTAACTTCAAAGTCTTTAACAAAGTTAATGTAACTAAAGCCTTCATTAAAATCGTCTCTATAGCTTGACAATTCTTGAGAATCTATTGCGTTTGGTGTAAAATACGATGGCCACTTATCAATATAGAACCATTCATGTGTAAATGAATCTTGAACTCTTCCTTCTACTGTAACATCTGGTGAAAAATTAGTTCTACCAAACGCCTCGTTAGTATTAAGGTGGTATGGCTCTTCTCTAACTGTCATACTGTCTTTTAGAACCCACTTATTAATGAAGGGAACAATTCTAGAATAGGTTGAATATTCTTTTGTGTAATTTTCTTTTAGTCTGTCGTATTCAGTAGAAATTATCTCTTTTTGAAATTCACCAGGTACTTCATCCTGTAAGAGAGGAAGTAGATTAGCAAAATAATCAAGAGGAGATTCTTTAAAATCAGGACCTATAACTAAATCAGGACTTAGCGTTACAGCTCCAGTTGGAGGATGATCTATTGCATAGTTATATGGAACGTATCCCATATTATCACTAGTCTCAAGATTAAGCTCTTTTAATTTTGAATTAGAATCATCATAAAAATCAAAATCCATGTCATAAATATCATATGCTGAAAATAGGCCTAATGTAATTCTATTTTTTGAATAGATTTCATAGTCTTTACTCTTTAGCTCATTTTTAGACTTCAGCACTAACTTCTTATATTCACCATTTCTTCTAACCGTGTCCTCTCCAATATGCAATATCTGGTTGAATTCATTTAGATATTTGGTAGGCAAATAATCACCGACATTTATTACATCCGCAGTTTCAAAAGTAACATATACTGATTTTCCACCTGAATTACCTCCAGTTAAATAGTATGAATTAAACAGTGTAAGAATATCATCACTTAGATTTAGGATATTATTCTGGTCTATATTATTAGACTGAATAAATTGAACCTGGTTTAATACTCCTACTAAAAGTACAGCGTTTCTAAGATTATATCCGTTAACCTTGCTCTTAACATAAACATCATCTCCAATATTATATGCATCAAATTCACTATTATTTCTGATAGCTCCAGCAAGAGAAAAAGCAATATCAGCATAAGATCCTTCAGAAGAGAAAGTACTTGATGTAAACTTCTTTTTTCCAAGAACTCCTGTTCCATCGGCAAAGAAATTACCAAGTAGAGGGTCAACATTAGTATATATCTCATCGGTTGCAATTATAGTAGATCCGGTAGAGGTTACATACAATTGATTATCTACCAAATTAGAACTCCTTTCAGTAAATACGACTGAATTATTTTGTAAAGTTGTTTCTAGACTTAAATCATATCTATTGTAGAATTTAATCTCATTTAAC